CTAGGATCTAGCATATCGGCGCTTCTATTCACTGACAGGAAACGACCGTGAAGCTTGCCTTACGAGCCGGTGAAGACCTTGGGGTCACAAATCCCAAGTTTTCTCTGTAGACAACAAAACTACAGAACACCATCTCGTGAAGACGAAGTCATCACAAAGTCGCAACTTGCCAATGAGTTGCCTCCTCCAAAACACTATGGTTACATCCACACCATGCTTTCTCGTTCGCTTCGAACAGAGAAGTCGACTGGATTCTTTCTAAAGAACGAATACCTGGCTCTGAGCTTAATAACTTTGCTATCATTGCGCGTAAGCGCAGTGACGGAGAAGCGTTGAGACATTAGAGTGTCAAGGCAGTCAGCTTGAGATGTAACAGTAGATGACCAGAATTTATCGGTGAGGTATTGAACATCCTCAGGATTAATTCGTACTGTCCTTAGTACACCCCGGAGAACTTTGTGATCGACCCAAAACTTTCGTCTTGCGGTTTCATTGTCCCAAGTACCCGTGATCATCCGATCTAGGTTACTTAGAACGGGAAGATAATCTGTTATCTCCTGTTCTCCAGGTGCACCAGCTCTCTGCACCTCTTTGCCCTTTCCACGCATCTTGAGGATACCCATATTCAAGTATGGTACCACATCGATCTTCCTGACAAATCTCTTTTCACCGATTTGTCCATATCCAACTCTGAATAAAACAGAGTTGATTTGCGCAATATCCGACTGGAACAAATTCTTCCCCAATGAAGGAGAAAAACCTATTCTAGCCGTTTGACGACACCACTCCTGGTACTCGTCAGGGTGACAACAAAAAAGAATGTCATCACCATTGACTCGCACTTTAGGTGCAGGTCTGCGCAGTACAACATCATATGTGTACTTGAAGATCAAGTAGTTCGCAATACAAAGTATTGGGAAACTCAAGATATGCCCCATCAGCTGACCATTTCGCTGATCAACCACGCCCATCTGTGTGCAGTTCCATTTGTACATAGATCCAAGCTCGTCGTCTTCATACCGAACAGGGTCCTTCGTGTAATCGATTTTTGACTTACAGAAGGTTGTCTGGATCTTCTCAAGTTCCTCAACGGGCAACAGTTTAAAAAGAAAGTTCAGAATCTCTAGCGAGACTGAACCTTTCAAATTGTCTGTTGCTCCGGAGAAGTCCCCAGAGTTAAATCCCATACCTAGTTCGTACGAGCCTGCCACATACCAAATGTCCTCTTCCTCGACTGGTCGTCCAACGAGTTGAAACTGATCATATTGTTTCAACTCCTTCCAGAGAGCTTTCTGGAGTCTTCCCCAGTTAATGTAAGTTCCCACGGCGGGTTTCGTAATGATACGACCCTTCATAGGTTCCAACACAACAGCTGGTTGCACTCTATAGTTCTCCCATCCACAGGTTTCCTCTCTGTCTTTCCTGAAGAGATTCAGCATTTCGCGAATCTCAAAGTCGCTCTCGTAGTTGATCACAGATCTAGCTACTTGAGGCTCACAGTACTTAGGAGTTTCCCCCTTGACAGTATAGAACCCTTGGAACTCATCCCTTGGATACAAGGTGATGGGTTGCTCATCGACATACTCCAGTCGGTCCTTATCTGACATCAGTGCTAACACTTGAACGTCAATGTCCGGTAGATTGCAAAGGACTCTACCAAACCCAACCTGCCCACATCTCCCCATCGAACTCTCACAGGTGCTCTTAGCACTCATTGTGGGTTCCTTCGCCCATTTGAAGGCCGTAAACATCTTCCTGGGAATTTGTTTGAATTCCCTTTTCAAAGTTCTGCGCATGTAGTCCAAAATCTCTTCAGGAGCTTCAGGGTCCTTAGTTAAGGCCGCCTTATGCTTCAAGAGGGACATATCAATCGCATCAGGACGAATTGGGAGAAATCCCTTTTTCAGTCCTTGGAAGAATGAATATACCTTCGTTCCATCACGAAGTGAGTTCTTAGATCTCGCTTTTACCGCCAAACGTCTAAAGTGGTTGTTAAACCACCGAGGCAAGAGGAACGCACCAGCATAATCAACTGGTACGTCCGGCATTTCCGTTTTGAAATGTCGTGCAAAGACAATATTCACCAACACCTTCATGGTGGATGCAATCGAACCCGTCAGTGCTAAAATGTACAAGACATTACGCACATGGGTGAGATCATCAAGTGAAAAACTTCTTGCGAAGTGTATCTCTGCAAAGTCGTTCAGGACAGAACAATAGTCCGCGACTTCCTCTTCCAATGCCCCCCAGACAATCTGGAGCTGAGCCAGGCCCCAACTTCCTACTCCGTAACCACGCCAGTACTCGCAGAATGAACGCTGCAGTCGCCCAGGATCGATGTTCAATCGTGTGCCGTCATAGGCCTCGCACGAATCTAACATCTTTTTGATCAAATCCTGGCATTGTGTGGAAACAACCTCAGTCAAACCATCCTCAGTTATGAGATTTAGCCTTGCCATGGCTATTTTTGCTAACTGTTCCATCCCTTTGTTGCGAATGAAAATTTGCAATGGTCTTTGCCCACTTCTTTTATTGCTTGCGAAAAAGACC